CCATTTAATAATATATCTTTAATTTTGTTTGTATCTCTAAATTTACTATCAGTAGAAGCATCATTACCAGTAGGTAATTGAAATTGTACTTCTAACTCTTGTGCCATGTTAGGGTGTTTTAATGCTACTTTATATTCTCTACCATAGTTTGTTAATTTAACATTTATTAAAAACTCTTCTACTTTAGCCGCAGTGTTTGTAGAGTCTGCTGTAACTGTTGTTGCTGTGTTTGCAATAAATGTAAAATCAGCTACGTTTACTAATTTAAAATTAGCTTTTGGATTTGTAGATGTTAAATAACTTGAACCACTTTGAACTGTAACTGTTTTAGCGTTTCCTTGTAAATCCCAAACTTTAACACCACCGTTGTATAATGCTACAATATATTGATTAGCTTCATCTCTTTGTATTTGCCAAAATTTTGTAGTGTTAGGATATAAATTTGTAGAATCTAAAGTTGCTACATAATCTAATGATGGTCTTTTAGATAGACCTTCTACTATATTATTTTGAAAATTTACTTGGTCTGCACCTTGATTGATTCCTCTTTGAGTAGGAGTCTGCTGAGACATACCATTTAGGAAATTAGGTATAGACTGAGATACCACGCCACCCATTAGTAAGTCCTTCTAGTTGTTCTGTTAATTATTGAAAATGTATTAGCATCACCATTCAACATGTTTATATCTGCTTCTTGTGAATCAGCTTGATGAAAAGCAACTAATGCTTCATTTTCATCTTGACCTATTAATGCTGTAATTTCTTTATCACCTATAAATCTTGAAGCAAATCTTCTAGCCGCTTTTGTTGTAATATATCGTCTTGCATATTCTGGGAGATGTTCAAATTGTTGAACTAAGACTAAGTCAACTGAGGCAGGTGCACTTGTAAATACATCTGTATGTTTTTCCATATCATATAGAAAACCATTTCTGATTGTATAATTGTAATTTCTGTACGCTTGATTAGCGTCTGCTTTTACACAGTTAGCAGGTAGAGGAACTTTGTTGTCACTATCTAATGCTAATGTTGTGTGATTAATATGTGTGTTAAAATTCCAACCTATTGATTGGACAGACATTGATGTCTCGTCTAGGATATTTTTAGCGACTGATACATCAACAGTTGTTGTACCTGTGATTGAGTTTACTGGAGCTTCGCCAATAACACTCAACATAGTATTAACTGATTGTAATTCTGTAGTTGGTGTAATTTGTGTTGTCATTTTATCCTTTTAATTAATGTAGAAAAAGGGGGATTTGACTCCCCCTAATTCAAGTAAAAATAAAGAAACTATTACGCTTCTTTAATTCCTACAGCCGATTCTGGTCTTAATACACCATGACCCATAGCATATTTAGCAACCATTAACGTACCTTGTCTTCTGATGTCGTACTCTTTTTCAACACCTAAATCCATAAGTTTAACTGTACCTACAGCACTTGGGTGAGAAACTAGAGCAACAAAGTTAGTCAAGTTAACAGCTTGTGGGTTTGAACCACCATTAGTAGCTGAACCTTGAGCAACTCCTGAGTTGACGTTTCCAGTTACAAAGTGAGGAACTGGTACTAATTCAATTCCTGCAATTTTCATAACTTTTCCTGAAGCAACACCACCATTACCACCGCCTGTGAAGTCAACATTGACTGCATTTGTAGCGTTAGCTAATTTGTAGTATTCTTCAAGTCTCATAAAGCATTTTCTGCCTTCTGATGGAACATAATTTGCATCAAGCTCTTTAGCCGCCGCAAAGATAGCATCTATCATTGCATTAGCCGCAGTCGCATCTGTAGAAGATGCAATGCCTGTGTTAGTTATGTTAGTTGTAGCGTCTCCACCAGTTACGTTTGCACTGGCTAAAGATGCTTGACCGATTGTTTGTAAGATATGCTTATCTTTTTGAAAAGCTAATGCTCTACCCATTTCTTGTGAGTATGCACTTCTTACGTCCCAATGGTTTTTTGCTTCTTCTATATTCGCTACGAATACTGAAGATATTAGAAGGTCATTAATTGTAATAACCTTTTCTGCTGAGTTAACTGCGTCACCTAATATTTCAGCTCCAACTGCGTGATACGCCGCACCGATTCTTCCCAAAACTGGGAAAGATGCAGACTTGCCATTACTGATACTTCTTACCATATCAGCACCTTCTGTTTTTGAAGCTCTGTCAAATGAAGTAATTACTTCACCTGCAAATACTTTTAGAAACAGGGCATCATCACGAGTAGAACCACTATTAGCATTTCCGAATTTAACTGGACTTGCGTTTGACATGTGATTGTCTCCTTTATTGATGTTAGTTTATAAAAGCCTCTTCAATTCAGTTATTTAGTCAAGATTGTCTACCGCAGTAGGTCAAGTTATTTGGCTAAATTGTATTGGCAGTTGCCACGCATAAGCGTTGCACAACTATATTAACAATCCCACTTACGTAAAGCTAATGCTTTTCTAGTAGGTTTGCCGTTCTTAGACATAGCTCCTTTTACACCACCCATACGAGCACAAAACGATTTACGTCTTCCACTTGTTTTACTTTTGGTAGGTGCTTTTAAGTTATGTCCTTTGCTCTTAAAGTGAGCTCTCCCTGCGGCGTTTAAACCACCTGAAGGACTTTGGTGTCTTTTAGCAACCATAAATGATTACCTTTTTTTGGCTGTTTTTGCCGCTCTTGTAAATTGCTTAGCAGTAGGTCTTCCTTGAGCTCCTGCTTTTCGCATTTTTTCACCTGAACCTGCGGCGATTCTTTTACGTTTCGCATGTATGTTTGCGTATAATCCACGTTTAGCCATATTATTTTTTCTTTTTGCTACTCATTATTTTTGATTTTAAAGCGGCAGGTAGTCTTTTCTGTCCACCTTTTAACGCTTTACTTGGTCTTCCTTTTTTAGAACCGTAAGTTCCTTTTCCCATTGGCATATTTATTTCTCCTTTTTAGTTTTATCTACTAGGGGTACTTTTGATTTTTCAATAATGTCATCTATTTGTTTAAGACAACATTTTGCATGAGTTCGTTTATCAAATCTATCTTTCAATATATCCATAAATTTATCATGGTCAGCAACACCCACAGGGTTTTGTAAAAATGTATCTATTGTTGCAGTATGTTCAGCTTCATCAGCTTCATACCTTTTCTTTAACGCATGTAACCAAGCAATCATATTACAACTCCGAGTTAGCTATTTTATTTTTAACCATTGCTTGATAAGCAGGGTCTTTAGCATACCTAGAATCAGACATAGCGGCTGTAACTTCAGCCCAAGATTTATAACCTTGTTCTGTAGTAGGCGTAGCTTTGCCTTGTGTTAGATTAGGTTCTGAACCATTAGCTGATTCATACTTAGCTTTCAGACCATCAACTGCTAACTTAACAGTGTCCATATCTTTACTATTAACGGCTGTGTTATAGGCTTTCTTTTCACCTTCCGACATATTACCTGCCGCCCACGTTGCCATTTCAGTATAAGCCTCATCACCACCTACCATACTTTTTACAGTATTAGTTTGTTGCTCACCTATTGCTTTTTGACCTTCAATAAATTGGTCTACATATTCTTTTGGAATACCTGATTTTTCTAATGCTTGATATGATTCATCATTTAATTTACCATTTTCTGCATATTCATCAGCTAGACTATTCATGTCAAGTCCTGCGTTTTCAACAACATTTTCAGCTATGTCTAATTCACCTTTTTGTGTTTCTTGAACAGGTGTTTCTTCTTTAACTGGTTGTTCTGTATTAGTACCTAGCTTGGCTTCTAATTCCGCATAAGACTTTGCTAAGTCTTCAACTGAATTAAATTTTTCTGGTAAACCTTCTGGTTTGCTAAGTGTACTATTTTCTTCTACTGGCTTTTCGCTAGTAGTTTCGTCACGTTTTATTTCTACTGTTTCTACCATTTTTTATTTCCTTTATTGTGGTTGTGGTTTAGACAAATTACCTGCAACTGGTGCTACAGCTTTTTCAGCCATTTGCATCATTTGCTCATTTTGCATTTGCTCTTCTTGAGCCGCTTGTTCTTGAGCTAGTTGTTCTTGAGATTTTATTAAACCATCTGTATCAATACCTAAACCAGTAGCAATACGTTTAATTAAATCTTCAGGGTTTAACGATTGAACAACCGCAGGATTTATTTGAGCTAAGTTTCCTATCTCAGCTACAAATTCTCTTAATTTTTGTAAATCATTTCCTCTACCTAATGCTTCAATACCTGTAATAATAGTAGGTTGAACTGCACCTTTTGGTAAAGAAGGTATTTCATTTGCTTGTTCCATTCTTTTCATAAGAATAGAAACTAAAGGTAATTGAAATTCTTGTGATAATAAAGAATATATACCACCCATAGCTGTTTCTAATTGTTCAGCCATGTATCTAATTTCTTGTGCTGTAACTCTTTCAGCTTGTCTTTGAATTGCTGTGTGTAATAAGAAAGCAAATGATAATCTTTCTTCTAATTTTTGTATCATTCTTTCTACAACTTGTAAGTCAAATTGTTTGTTTGCTTGTAATACTGATACATCTTCTGCACTACCAGTAATAATGTCACCATTTCTACTTAGTGATAAATCTTTTTTTCTAGTCACTGCATTAGGTCTTACTAAAAATACTACTTTACTTGAAGCCGCCGCAGATTCTACTAATGATTGAGACAAACCTTCTAATGATTTTAAATCTCCTAAAAATTCTTCTACATATCCTCTACCATAATCTTCATTATCAACTCTAATCATTCTTAGAGCTTGGTAAGGCATACGTTCTTTAGTAAATGTACCAATGCTTGATGGTATTTTTACACCGTTAGCTTCTTGACAAACATAAAATTTAGAATCATCTAATTTATATACATGAGTATACAATTCAATTTCACTATCTTTTTTGTAATCAGGGTCAGAAACTATTTCTGAAGCTACTGCTTTATCTAAAGCCATAATGCTCATTTTTTCTTGAACAATTATTTCACATACATTGCCTGAACTATCTCTTTGAACTACGTATTGTGATAATGGAAACACTCTCATGCTTCCTTTTTTTGGTAAATAAGTTAATACATTACCTGCAACAACTAAATGTTTAAGAGCTTCAAATACAGATACTCTTAATGCTAGTTGTTCTATTTTATTAGTTACTTCTCTTTCAATCGTAGCTAAAGATTTTTCAACTTCTGTTTTTAATTCTACTCTTTCAGCTAAATCTTCTTTTGCTTTTCCTGCTATAGATAATCTAAAGAAGGGAGAGTTTGGGGGAAGTAATAATAGTAAAAGTTTAGAAGCTAAATTGTTGACTCCCCTAGCTCCTACTGATTGGAAGGGGGTATATAAATCTGATGATGTTGTAAAACCATCAGGTTGTATTAGAGACGGAATAGTAATTTCAGCACACTCTTCAGCTCTATCTAAAAAATGTTCTCTGTTCTCTTGTAATTTAAAGTAACGCTCTTTTGCTGTGTGTTGTGTAAAATTGTTATCCATGTATTCCATTTATTAAGAAATGTTTAAGCCTGAACCAGTTGCAACATTTACTCCTGAAGTAGTCTGAAGTGAACTTGTCCCTGATTTTTTAACTTTCTTTTTCTTTTTTGCAATATCTTGCTCGTCTGCTGTTATCAACTGAGGTGATAATTCTTCACCGATTGACTGTGATGTATTCACAGGCATTGGTGGAGCAGGTTGTGGAGCAGGTATTTTTGGTCTGCTAGTGCACATATTTATTTCTCCGTTCTCTCTTTTAAAGTGTTAATAAATTTTACAACGTCACGCTGACCTGCTTTAAAGTAGATAGTTTTATTATCATCTTTTAAATCAGGAGATTTTTCAGGATAAACTTCATTAAGTAGTTTAACTAAATCATCTACGTTATTTGGTAATGTTAAATCGTCCATTGTATTCGTCTAAAAAGGGAACTTTACTCCCACAAGCTCCCTGTTACTGTACCTTTGTTATATTCTGTAGCTCTATTTTCAAAGAAATTAGCATGTTCTACACCATTTAACACCCAATCTAACCAACCTAAAGGGTTTTGTTTAACACCAAAATTAGGTTTTAATGATAGTTGTAACAGTCTTCTGTCAGCAATATATCTAATATATTGTTTAACTTCTTCTGCTTTTAATCCTCTAATACCACCCATACTAAACGCTAAATCAATGAATCTATCTTCTAATGCAACCATATCTCTAGCTGTTTGATAGATACTTGCTTTAAATTTTTCTGTCCAGATATTAGGATTTTCTTTTATTAATTGATGAAACAATTTAATCATACCATCTACGTGATGAGTCTCATCTCTAATAGACCATGTAACTATTTGACACATGCCCTTCATTCTTCCGTATCTTTGAAAGTTTAGTAGCATAACAAATGATGCAAACAACTGTAAGCCTTCACCAAATGCAGAAAAACAAGCTATCTCTTTAGCTAATCCTTCTAGTCCTTTACCTTTACTAGCAAATAAATACTCATGTTTATCAGCCATTTCTTTATATTCTTGAAATGCTTTGTATTCTTTATCTGGTAATCCTATTGTATCATTAAGTAATGAATAACTATGTGCGTGATTAGCTTCACTTGTAGCAAAAGAAGACAACATCATTCTAACTTCAGGTGATTTAAACTTAGGTATATACTTATCTAAGTATGCTTGAGCTATATCTACGTCACCTTGAGTAAAGAATTTAAGAATTTGTGATATAAGATTCTTTTCTTCTGCACTTAATCTTTCATTCCAGTCTCTTACATCTTCATGTAAAGGTACTTCACTAGGTAGCCAGTGCATTTTTTGTTGCATGTCGTAAGATTCAAAAGCCCATTCGTAATCAAATGGTTTGTAATGTACTCTTTCTTTAAATAAACTCATAGTTTGTTTTTTAACTCCTCTAAATATGTTTGTTCTTCTGAGTGACAACACTCATTGTTGGTTTCTTTTTCTTTAGTATGTGTCTTACATTTCTTCTTTTTAAAAATAGAATCATAATTTTTTTTATATGCTTCAGTAGGAATATGAACACCGTCTCTAATTTTATAATCTTTAAAGCCCATAAATTAATTCTATCCCTTCTATTATAATTATTATTAATAACTCTACTGCTAAAATAGTATGATAAACAGTCCACAAAATAGTTTGTTTAGGTGGTTTTCTTTTTCTACGTTTACGTCTTGGTTTATCCATACCATCAAATATACTATTATCCGTCATTATCCCTCACATGCTAAACAATCTGCTTCTGGTATGATTGTTCTTTCTATTTTTTTAGATACTAATTCTGCACGTTTAATTGCTTCTGAACGACAGTAATAAAGTGTCTTTAATTTTTTCTTCCAAGCTAACATGTGTATGTCATGTAACTCTTTAATGTTTACATCAGCAGGGACAAACACATTAACTGATTGTCCTTGACAAATATATTGTTGTCTATCTGCGGCATGTTCTATTACCCATTGTTGGTTAATTTCAATCGCAGTTTTAAACGTATCTTTTTCATAATCAGATAGCTCTTTAATATGAAGCACTGAGCCTCTATTCGCAAGTATTGAAGTCCAAGTCTTATCATTATTTATCTCCTTTTTTTCTAATAATTTTTCTAAGTATTTATTCTTAACTAAAAAAGAACCTGACATAGTTTTTTGCACATAGGCATTAGCTCTGTATGGTTCTATTGATGGTGATGTTGTACCACAAATAATAGATGAAGAAGCATTAGGTGCAATAGCTAGTAAGTGTGCGTTACGCATACCAGTATTTTCCATGTCTGGTGCTTCACCTCTCTTAACTGCTAATCTTTTAGATTCTTCTACAGCTTGTTCTTTCATTTTTTTAAATATTTTTAAATTTAATGATTTAGCTAAAGCAGATTCAAAAGGTATTCCTTTAGATTGTAAGTAAGCATGGAAACCCATAGCTCCTAAACCTAAACTTCTTTCACTTGCCGCACTAAACCTAGCTCTAAATAATTCATCAGGTGCATTGTCAATAAAATGTTGTAAGACATTATCTAAGAATCTAATTAAATCAGGCACAAACAATGTGTCATTTTTCCATTCATCATACTTTTCTACATTTACAGAAGACAAACAACAAACTGCTGTTCTATTTTCATTAGTAGGTAAAGTTATTTCAGTACATAAATTAGAATGATTAACTCTTAGTCCTAATTTCTTTTGAGGTTCAGGCAATGATTCATTAACAGTATCTATAAATGAAACATAAGGCTCACCAGTAGCAACTCTTGTCTCTAATATCTTTTGCCACAAGTCTCTAGCTGATACAGTACGTACTACTTTTTTTGTATGTGGGTCTATAAGATTCCAACTGTCATCATACGTAGGTTCTTTAACACAATGGTCTATTAATTGCATAAATTCATTAGATAAATTTACACCATGATGTAAGTTTAAACATTTTCTGTGCACATCACCACCACTAGGTTTACGCATCTCCATAAATTCTATAATTTCTGGGTGTGATATATCCATGTAAGCGGCATAACTACCACGTCTTGTTTTACCTTGTGAAAAAGCTAATACTTCTGAGTCTACTACGTGAAGAAAAGGTATTGAACCTGATGATTGACTACCACCTGATGTAGCAGTACCATCACTTCTAACATCACCCCAGTAACCACCGATACCACCACCAACAGAAGCTAACCAAGCATTTTCTGTGTAGTGTCCTGTTAATCCTTCTCTACTATCACCAACATAATTTAAAAAACATGAGATAGGCATACCTCTTTTTGTACCACCGTTAGATAAAATAGGTGTAGAAAACATAAACCAAAGTTTAGAAGCATAGTTATATATACGGTCTGCCATTTCATCATTGTCAGAAAATGCTTTAGCCGCTCTCATAAATCCATCTTGAGGTGATTCTTCTTCAGGTAATAAATACCTGTCTTTTAATGTTGTCTTTCCAAAGTCAGTTAGTAAGTTATCTCTTTCGTAATTTATCATATATGCTTTACCTCTATGTATTTCTCCCTATCCAATGTTAAATAGTTTATTTCTGTTGGTTTAAATTGTTCTAGTGCATCAAACACTGTTTGTTTTCTTAATGTACCACAAGTGTATACATCTAATTGTACGACAGCAGGATTGTCTTCGTCCCAAGAATGAAACGCTATGTGTGATGTTTCAATAGCTTGTAAACAAGTTAATCCTCTGTTGCCTTTTTTATTCACATACACTGCTACAGTATCACCTAATGGTTTCATGTTTAATTTATTTACTAAATTTATTATCCATTTTTTAATACCATCTATTTCTACAGGTGGTTTTGTAACTATAGCACGTATGATTATGTGTTTGTGTTCAAGCATACACCTCTAATCTTTTGTATCTGTTACAGTAGGTACACCTTCTTTTTCTATAATAATATCAATGTACTGTTTTGCTTTTTTTAAATCTTCTACGCCACCCTTCTTACGCCAACGTGTAATATATTTTACTACATTACCTTCACAGTAAGTTAACTTATTTTTTATAATGTAATCAATAGGTTCTATTTCTGAGTTAGCATAGTGAGGTGGGTTTTTTATATTGTCCATAACTTAACCTTCCCTGTTTTCTTATTGTATTCACCATGTCTAAGTATGTGTGCGACTCTAGCTTGAGCTAAGGCTTCTTTAACTGAATAACCTTTGTCTTTGTAGATACCTTTAACTACTTTCCACAAATCTTTTAACTTAACATTAGTGTATTTTTGTATTAGTTTATTAGCAGTAACAACTCCGACACCATCTATGCCATCATATCCGTCAACTTTATCTCCTGTTAAAGTCTGTATCATAAATTGATAGTCAGCTAATCGTTGAGGTATCTGCTCTATTGTTTGTCCATCTTGAGATAAGTTACATGGTACTGTTCGTAAATCTTTATCTATACTGACAACAATTCTTTCTTCATTTAAAGAAGGTTCAGTTGCCATGATACCCATGACATCATCAGCTTCTAAGTTTTTCCAAGACACACCATTGTGTTTTTCCATTACATATTCACGTAATGCTTTTAACACCATAGGTTTACGCTTTTCTCTTCTATTACTTTTGTAAGAAGGTAAGACATCTTTTCTAAAATTGTTAGCATCTGTTAATGTAACAACATAATCATCTGCTGATAGACTAGAACCTAAGTCATCTATTACTGCATCTACATCTGCTTTACATACTTTCTCATCACAATGTAATGTCCATAGACCATCACCCCAGTGTGTATCTATCTCATTGTTAAGAGCAATCTTGTATAACAATATGTCACCATCAATTAGTAACACTCTTTTCTTTTTGTATTTATCACTCATTTACTATTTCCTTTTGTTTTATTTGCATCTAAATTTTTTGCTAAGAATATTTCAGCTAAAGGTATCATTACACATTTACTTCTAAACCCATCACCAACATTTTTAATTTTACTAATATATTTTCTAGCAAGTTTTTTAACAGTACGTGTATCAAATATTAGTCTACAATAATCTTTATCTCCGTCAGCTAATATATGAACCCAGTAGTCAGACTTAGTTGCCATAACTCCTGAAGGTTTACCATTACATTCTATTTCTATTGCAATGTTACCACTCTTAAACCACCAGTCTCTCTCAGTCTTAACTTCTAGTTTACCTTCTTTAAGTATTTTTTCTATTCTGTTTTCTCTATCTTGACCGTACTTTAAATCTATATCAAATTTATTATTTTTCATTAATGTGTTCCACTCCAATCATCTCCTATTTTATATTCGCCTGTTAATGGTAATCTTAATTGGAAGTGTTCACCTGTTTTTTGTATTGCTTCAACAGCTAACTTACCAATAGTCTCTGCATCTTTTTCAAGACACTCAACTTGTATTTCGTCATGCACCCAGACAACCTGCTGAGTTTCAGGAATATCCTTAACTAATTTATCAAACTCAACTAACCACTGTTTACACACTAAAGCTCCTGAGCTCTGTAAAAGTGTATTGAGTGCGGCATGGGCTGACCTTACTTTTATCTGTCTTTTATCAAGACCAAGTAAGTGACCACGCTCTGATGCTAATTGTACTTGCTCTATAAGTTTACTAAGAGCAGGTAAATTATTTAAGAATCTTTTTTTAATCTTAGATGCTTCACCAACTTTTTTACCAGTTACTTCAGCTATTCGTTTGACACCACCACCATATAAAAAACAATAGTAAAATCTTTTTGCTAAATCTCTTGAGTCTAAACCTGCAAGATTCTGTGTCTCTGTATGTATGTCACCTTCTAATACAACTTTAGAGTAATCTCCATTGTCATACTTAGACATAAAGTGAGCTAACATTCTAACTTCTAATCCTGATATATCTATACCAACTAATTTTTTACCAGTAGGTACAGTAAATAAACTTCTACATTCTTTACCAAAAGGTACAGAAACACTTGGAATTTGTGCTAGGTTTGGAAACGAGTGACTCGCTCTAGCAGTTACCGTAGAATTAGTATTACAAGTGCCATGTATTTTATTATTCTTTTCATGTTTTAACCATGCTTGTGTACCTGTAGCTAATTGTGCAATTCTTTTATCTAATAAGAAATGCTCACACAATACTTTTGCTTCAGGATATTCTAATTTACTTAATACAGTATCATCTAGTTTTGGTTTACCATCATTAGTAAATTCTTTAGCTTCCCAACCATACTTGTCTTTTAATCTTTGTGCTATGTGATGACGTGAACTAGGATTAAATACAGTTACTCTATCTTTTAATTGTTTACCTGTTTTTTCTGACACTCTGTGCTCAGTAATAGGTAAAAAGATTTTTTGTAATTGTTCTTCTAGCTCTAATCTTCTAGTGTTTAACTTTGTATATAACTCTTGGGCTTTCTCTTTATTAAAAGTAAAACCATATTGTTCTTGTTGAAATATAATCTCTGCAACATTGTGTTCTAAATCCATTGCTTGTTGTGAGTATTGTTTTTTCTCAATAACATTGAATAAAGTGTGAGTAACATGAACATCTTGAATACAATATTCTAGCATACCCACACTAAATTCTTTCCAATCTGTATCAAACTGTTCTTTATATTCGCCCACCCTGTTACCCCACGCCTTTAAGCTGTGTCTGCCAATACAGTCTTTTGGAAAATTCTTATGTTTAAAATCTTGGTCTTTAATATCAGGGAATAACAATCTTGTTGCTACTATAGTATCAAAAACTTTTGCTTTTGATTTTAAATTATAAAACTTTCTAAGAACTGGTATGTCAAACTTAATGATGTTGTGACCAATAATTAATTCTGCTTCTTCTAATTTCTTTACAGCTTGTGCGTTGTTAAGATGTAGTATTTCATTTGTATCTATATTTTTTAATATAATACAATGCACTTTAGTTGCTGTATCTAAAAATCCATCTGTTTCTATGTCAAAACAATATCTCATAATATAATCTTCTTTATTTTTAATATGTTGCTTGATGGTATTGTGGTTATGTTACCAACATCTCCTAAAGAACCATCATCTTCAAAATTTACATCAGCAACTATAATATGTACGTCTGAATCTTTTTTAATTAACCAACCTGTTGATATACAAATTGTTGGTGTACTTTTCATAGCGTCTTTTAAATTTTTCCATGAGCTGTCAGAGTTTATATCACTCCATGTTAATTGCACATAGTCTGCTTTAAGTATTTTCTTTGTAACTTGTGGTAATGGTTTCATGTTAATGTAATGTGTGTGATTCTATTTGAACATTCCAAGCCGCATCTTCACCATTAAAAGCTAATGACAATAACGCATCTTGTAATAACATAGCTGAACTTTCTTTGCCAACATGTAAAGTTACAGTCTGTTTTGTTTTCTTTGCTCTACTGACTGCTTCCATAACATACATAGTCCAACTCATCATTTTCTTTTTTAGTCTTATCTCATCAGAAGTCATCTAACACCTCTGTTTTAACTTCTGCTAAACAACCTGTTGCTAAATCATAATGTAAACTACAAGCATTTCCTGTCTCACCAGAAAATCTATTTTTAAGTATTTGTAATTTTGCAATATTGTTTTCTGCTTTTAAGTCACGACTCATGGAAAGCACCATGTCAGATAGCTGAGCTATGGACTGGCTTCCTCTAAGACTACTTAATGTAACTTGTTTGCCATCTTCAAAACCTTTGTCACCTTCTGTTGACCTACGTAAGTGACTAACTAAAATCAATCCAATGCCTGTCTCTTCTACAAGTGTTCTTAATTTACTTACAAAATAATCAATAAGTTTTCTTTCATCATTTGTATGTTCATCTCCAAGTGCAGACAAAGCCATGTGTAAATGGTCTAGTATTACCCAGTCTACATTACATGCTTTGGCTAAGTATCTTATTTTAGAAAGTAAATTATCTGCGGCACTTGCTCCGAAGTGATTGTATAAATAAAACTTACCATTACCAATAGTAGAGGTAAACGTGGTGTGTAATTTTTTTTCATCTATTCCTTCTCTTGTTAAATGTAATGGCTTTTTTAAATGCACACCCATAATCCCAAGTGCACTTCTTTTAACACTCTCTTCTAATGCTATGTAACCTACAGAATATTTTTGCTCTAATAAACTTAATGCAACATGTCTACAAAAACTAGACTTACCAACTCCACTACCTGCTGTAACTGTAACAAGCTCACCTTTACGTAATCCATGAGTCTTAGTATTTAAACATTCAAATGGATATTGTGCTGTAACATAATTGTCTTCTGTTTGTATGTCATTCCAAATGTCAGCACCTAAAATAATACCATCAGGTCTGTATGCTTTACTTGACCAGATACAATCAGTTAATTCTTTTACTTTGTTTGCAAGTATCATCTCGTTAGCATCTTTTAATGGTAACGTACATATTTTAGCTTTGTTAGGTGTAAGTAATTTTGCACATTCTATTGCACCTTTTTTACCTTGTTCGTCTTGGTCAAAACAAAAATAAACAGAATCAAATCCTTCAACCCATTCTAATTCTCTTTGTATATCTCTTTTAGCTCCTTGAGCTCCTGACTTAATACTTACAACAGGAAATTTATTTTGATTAATAGCGGATATGCTCATTGCATCTATCTCGCCTTCTGTAACAATCAACATCTTGCCTTTGTCTCTCCACAAATGCTGACCAAACAAACCTGCTTCTCTTGCATCACCTAACCACTGAAAAGTTTTATCAGGGTATCTTAGTTTTTGTGCAATTAATTCTTTATCTTTATTATAGTAATTTGCTATTTGACAAGGTCTGCCAAACCACGCACCAGATTGGTAATTGAATTTTTGAACTGTGTTGTAATTAATTTTACGTTTTGTTAATTCCGTAATACTACCTTCAATAAATTCTTTACTGGTTTCTGTTGATACTGGGTTATTCAAATCGTTTCCTTTGGTTGTTGTGTTACAAGAAAAACAAAAAGCATGTCCATCTGAGTAAACAGAATTTGCATCTGAAGAAGAACAATTATCACATGTTGTATGATATAAAAACTCACTTTCTGTATTTTGCATAAAATTTTTTACCTTATTGTTTTGGGTTAAATGTAAGGTGTAACAGTATCTACTCTCGCTTCTCTGTTACACCTAACAAACTATCTCAACAACTCTGATACATCAAAGTGTGGAGATACGGAGTCTGCCACATCTCTGTGACCTACTACATCAACCTTGTACTTCTGTTTCAACTCTTTTATAAGTTTAACCAAAGCGGTATACTGTTTGAACGTGAAGTTACAATCAGGTTGATTGTCTATGGTTTTTCCGCCTACTAGGCAGATACCAATAGAATTTTTATTAGATAGTTTTAAATTACCATCTGCGATATGAGCTCCTGCTACTTGCATGTCTCTACCGTCTTGTACTGTACCATCTCTTTTAATTATTTTATGAAATGCACAAGAAAATAAACCGTCTTTACGGTGTTGTGTATCTATGTCATTCACATCAAAGTTTTCTTTTGGAGAAGACTCACTACTGTGTATAACTATATATTTTGTTTCTGTTCTCAAATTACTCATAACCATTCTCTAGGAATATGTTTGTCAGAATATTTAAAACCATATTTCTCACACCACATTCCGTATGTTGTTTTACTTTTTTTACTAATTCTTTGTCTACTGTTGCTGAAGATAAATCTTATATCTAACTTAGGGTGTTGTTCTTTGATGAACCGCATCTTTTTTCTATCTGCTGAAGTAAATAAGCCTTTAGTCTCTATAAAAAATTCTTTTTCTTTTAAATAAAAATCAGGAGTATAAGTGTGTACTTTTTCTGGTACAGTGTATTTTAATTTAATTGTTTCAAATTCGTATTTAACTTTATTTAAGTCAAGCTCTTTTGATATTGCTATCTCTAAGCCTGACCTAAATCCGTATTTTAGACCTACTTGATTAGAAGTCAGCTTGTGATTGTGCCACTTCATTTTCAAATGTCTTGTCTTCTGGTGCAACGTAACCATCTTTTACTTCATCAAAGCCGTAACCTTTTGAGTTACCTGCTCCGCCCTCTACAAGTTTAGTTATCTGCACTGCTCTTAATCTAAGGCTAACTCCTGCTCCTGCCATTGCAGTGTAATATGGTATCAACTCTGCTGATACTTTCATTTCACTACCTGACCAAACATTAGCATCAACCATAGGTTTCCCTGAACTATCAAAGATAGCAACTTTATTTGGAATAACTTTTCCATCTCTAGTTATGATTTTAGCTTTAGTCTTAAACTTGAAGATATGATTTCCAGTAGGTTTACCTTCAATAACTTCTTCTTCGTATGGAAGATTAGCCATCTTAGGTTCTTTACCTTTAGTCTTCTCTTTAGCAAGAGTAACACTTTTCTTCATCTCATTATCAATCGCTTTGACAACTGACTGAGACTCATCTGATTTAACAATAAGATTAGTCTTATAATGACCATCTGCATCAAATTGTGTATCAGGGGTTGTAAGCCATGCGTATTGACTAACGCCAACTGGTGTTACAATCCTTACATTATTGTTTTTTGACATATATGTCTCCTTTTTATTGTCTAGTAGGGGTACTTTTCTGCCTATGCAAAAAAGAACCTACTTTTCCTCAATTCATTAATATCTAAATTACCCTTTTGAGGAACTTCAGGTAACTTATCATGGTATTTCTCAGGTAACTGTCTCAATACATCATTTCTGAAATTTTCTAATATATCATTTTCAGTAAACATATTGATAAACGCTTCTCTGAGACTTGTGTTTAGAACTTCTACGTCAGCCGCAGTAGTACCAAACGAGTCGTGAACATTACAAAAGTTAATAATACCATTATCCATTGCAACATTTACAGTTTCAATCATTGCGGCGGAGTCTACCGAGTGAACCAGATTAGGTGCAACTCCGTTACTCATTCGCAATTTGTCTGTCGTATCTTTTTCAGTATTAATACGAGGTTTAATAACCTCACCCATTAACATAGCCTTAACTCTTTTAGACTTCATCTCAGGGTATGATTGATATACTGGAAATCCAACAGGAGTAACCCAGTGTATAGGCAACTGTAACCTAGACACAACACGTGCTATATCCTGTAAAAATTTCATACCTGTTCTTGCTGATTTTAAATTGTCACCAATGCTATCCCATATTATACTAGCTAAATAAGATGCAGGTTTAAACATGTCATCAACAAATGGGTGAACCTCTCCTTTGTCTTTACGTTTAGTTAAATCTTCAACTACAAAATCAGTGCAAGAATATCTGGTACTTCCATAACAGATAGTCATAATACTTCTTTTGGTTGTTGAACGCTTAACTCCATAGTCAAGCCATTGCTGAGCGTAAGGTTTACCTTCTTTAACATGTTCTTTTAACTTATCAGTTACAGAATTTGCAACTAATTGATAAATGTCTTTTGGTTTATCACTTGGCAATAAGTTTACTAATGCACCTGCTTTTTCATCTCTAAGCATTAATGAATAAATTTGTAAACCATTACAAGAGCCATCAACATTAACTACAATGTTAGATACAAAGCCATAACCTTCAGCTTTAAATCTTTTCCACTCTTCAGCCCAAGCTAAAAATTGAAAAGCATTACTTGCATCTTCCCATTGTCTATTTGTAAAAGGGTCTTCAACACATTTAAAAATCCAATCTTCATTGTCTTCAACCCATTGTACTCTGTCTTCTAATGATATTTTGTCTGCTCCATACATATTAGCTCCATGCACAGCCAACCAAAAATCACCTTTGTTTTCTTTTGTGATTGCTTTACCTTTTGCAAACGACAACAATGCTTTTGCACCATTGATAGATTGATAGTTAAGAAAAGCAGGGACACAATATGCTCTACCTCTAAAATCAAATTGCATTGGAAAGTATACTGTAGCATAAGTTTTAAACTTATCACCTAAGTGTAAGATTTTTGCATACAACATTCTTTTAGAAAACATACGTGCATTTTCAGTGTGCACTACAACTGCTTCCTTCTTCCATTTACGTCTTGATTCTTTATTGTCTTTTATGTCGTGAGGCTTGTTGGGTACTGTAAGATTTGTAATTGGTGGCATACCACCTATAGACAGTCCTCTATCCCAAGCCTCAGCCATAACGCCTAGTATGTAGTTATTTATTTTAAATGCGGTTGTTTGCATAGCATTTACCGCCCTGTATACTTTAGGCATATCAAAGTTAGCCAACTCTCTAGCAAACAATTTATTTTTTTGTTTAACTAAATCTAACTCTGGTAATTCCTTAGTCCAATAACCACCACCATGAACTGTAGACCACATTTTAGGCGGCATTACAGTCATCATGTAATCAGGATTAAGTAATTCATTAAAAGCATTTCTATTTTTAATCCATTCTCTAGTCTTTTGAGTCTGTTTAATAATCTTAGCTTTTTTGTGTCTTACAGTTTCTAAACCTATCTCAATCATACCAGTAGACTCAATCATAAGCTCTACTAATCTTAAACCTACGTGTAATTTTGTAGGTGTAGTCCACTCTTCCCAAGACATGATTTCATCACGTTTAGCACTCTCTCTAAGTTTTCTACGTTTGTAAGTATAATTCCAAGACCTTTTGTCTAAGTCTTGTTTAACTGTGTCGTATAACTCTGGGTTTAAATGTCTGAAATTTTTTAATGCAATCTCAGTCTCAACTTTACCACCCAAACTAATACATGTAGCAGTCAATGGTTTATATTGTGTAATAGTATTAATAATATGTTTACCAGTAATTAAAGCCAATATCTCAGGTTGAACTTCACATAACTTAGTGAAAGCAATAGGTGGTTTACATACAGTCCGCTTAGCGGTGTTTATAATCCAATCTCCTATGTGCATTGCTAAAGGTCTGATTGTATTGGCTACCATTACTTTACCGTAACTGGTAACACTTTCCTCTTCTCTCTCAATATGAGAATGAAGTCTTTTATTGGTTCTTGTAGTCCCTGCAATAGCCATCTCTTTTTCATTAGCTTGTTGGTCAGGGAAAGTAGGCATTATTTCTAATATCTTGGTCATATTAACTCCTATAAGTTTATGTGTTAATTTGTGCTATCTACTATGGGTACTTTACTTGTAGTCCTCAAGTATAGACACAGCTTTTAATAGATTCTTAGGCATTAAATGTGCATATCTAAGCGTCATGTTGTACGACTTATGACCCAACCATTCCTTAATAAAGTGTAACTCTACTTTACCTGATTGAGCTAGTCTTGAAGCACACGTATGACGTAAACAATGTATAACAAACTGTTTATCACCGTCTAGTCCCATATCTTGACGTAAACGCTTCCAAACACGCTCAGTCATATTATAGTCTAAATGGCTAAAATCACCGATTGCATTTACAATAGCAACACACCGTCTAGTCAACGGTACACTCCGAGTCGTATTGTTTTTAGTTTCATCTGCATACAACACAATAAAATATTTGCCGTCTAGTCTCTGTATTGCATCTTTTTTAAAATTTAATGCTTCGCCTAGTCTAACTCCAGTATCTAACAAAAATAAAAATAGACTCAGATATGGGCTCTTACCCAATATTCTAATCATAGTCTGCTCTTCATCTGCTGTCATAAATCTTAATCTAGCTTTAGACTCTTCCTGCCATACTATGTGCGGCAGTCTAGTCATATTGTAAACGCTTGGTCTATTATAGGCATACTTCAATATTTTACTGAGACTAGCTAAATATCTGTTGACAGTAGAACCTTTGATACCACGCTTTTTTAAATACGCCGTCAAGTCTTCAATGTTAGTTTCATTTATTAAATTAGGTTTTGTCTCTGTACCTAAATATGAAATACAAACATTGGCTCTACTGTCCTGAGATTGCTCCCAAGACAGTGAGTCTTTTATTTGTTTTATAGTTTTCATT